CTGCGCCGTCTACAAGGAACAACGCTAAAACTGTGCTTGCGAACACTTTGCCCCAAGACTTGACCATTGTCATTTAGGCTCCTTGGTAATGTGCCATTCCATGTGGTCGTCCATTCTGTCAGATACCCGGTCAACTTTGTGGTCAATCTGTTTCAGTAGTTCGCTGTTTTTGTTGTGGTCACGGTTGTTTTCTTTGCGGGTGCGCTCAATCAAAGTGACAAGCACCCCGGACGGTGCAAGCACCGCTAACAGAACTGTAACCCACGTCGGCATGACACGAAGTTTACACAGTTGCTTGTAAATCTATGAGGACATCACACGACCGGTAACAATAAATTTGTATTGTTCCGTCCGGTGCGACCGGCACCCACGCACTATTTGCAATGGTTTGACCGTGACCGTAGTTGACGTTTGATACGTCCGGCATAGCGCCGTTACCCCAAACAGTTGCAAACCCGCCTTCACCGGAACCACCCACAATGGTGACGTTGACAAACACGGCACCTTTTTTGCCGGTCGATACCTTGCGGGCTTCTCCGTCCTTCAACCGTCCACCTTGTTTACGTGAATCATAAATACGGGTTGGAGGGTCAATCAGTTTCACTTCGTACTCCGGTGACGGTTCAGGGTTTACGGGTTCAAATACTTTTACTTCTATTTGGGCGTATATCCCGTTACCGGGACATTGGGTAGCTGCAAGGTCACGGTGACCGATTACCGGCACGTCACGCCCTATTTGTGTGCGAGCAAACTTTACTAGCCCACGCACGGCTTCTATCATCGCTAGGTTGCATGGGTCTTGCCAGTCAACTAAACACAGAATGACCCACGTAACGTTGTTGAACCCTTTGTTAGCTGCCGGGGTGTAGTCGGTTCCTCGTAGTTCCCATGACAACCCGGTTTGGTCTACCGCAACGCTGTAACCAATGCTGTAGCCACGCCCGTTCACATATGACCGTTGAATGTTCGCTAAATATTGTGCGGTGTCCGGGTTGGCTTTTTTGTCTGCGGTGTAGTGCAGAACAATGTTGTCAATGTTCAACCAGTTAACTGGCGGACTGTTTGTGTGTTCGCCAATGGTGTAGCCGGGTTGCTCCCATGTTGTGCGCGCCCGGTCGTACGGGTTCATTCCATTAGTCCCCACATACCAATGCCGATAAGCACAATGCCGAACATTATTGCGATGGTTGCGCGTATCATTCGCTTAAATCCTCAGGTGGTGGCGGGTCATCACGCAAATCCGTCAGTTCGCAATTGTTGCCACACGCCCCACATTGCACGGGGTCGGGGTTGCCGATGACGTTGTACGGGGTGCCGTTGGCGTTGCAGTTGTCTGTTGTGCAAGTTGCTGTAATCATGAGACTGTTGTAACAAGTGTTGCGCCGATAGCGTCGTTTGTTGTCCACGTGTGAGGATAGGTGGCGGTCACGTTTGTTCTATTGATAACTGAACCAGAAACTACATAAACGCCGAACTGTAAACGATTAAAACCGTTCAGAACAAAACACATGCCTTGTCGCTCTGCGCTTCCTGTATCGGCAAAAACTGCTGTGCCGTAAGCGGTGGTAGTTGCGTCGCCCGTTGGAAATGTGAAATATGGATTCGTGCTGACCGAACTTGTTGAGCCTAAAACGATGTTGCCAGTAATAATTAAAACTTTATTTATGTAGCAGTATTTCCAGTTTTGTGTTGCGTTGCCAACGGTCAGATTTGTCCAAGACGGCGTGAAAGATGTCCACGTACCGATTGCGTTAAGTTCGGCAGCGGTCAGCACTTGACCCGACGCAAAACTTCCTAATGTTGCCATGGTTTTATCCTAATCTGTTTGTGTCTAACACGCCGATAGTGTCGCTGTTCAGCACAAATGACTGATAATCGGCTGCCGGAAGTAAATCTAGTGTCAACGTTGTGTGTGACGGGGTAGCCCTAAACGTGCGCCCAACAATAACGCAAACATCTGTAATTGGTGAGGTCTCCCCCGTTGGCGTGTATTCAACTGTTGCCACGCTCCACATACCAGTACGAACGTCAATAAGGTCTTGCCATATTTGGTCATCTGCACCCGCCATAAGTTCTGCCATGCGGTCTGTCAATTCAACCGTCACGGGCGTAAAACGTGACTGGCTGAACCTGTGTGACCACCTATACGCCGCGTCTAACGTGTCTGTGTCGTTTTGGTTTGTTGTCGTGAAACGACGATTACGCGCACCATATTTTTCTATTGACTCTGTGTCTTGTGACTGCTGTTCCGTTGCACCGACAACAGACCGCACCAACTGTGCGCTGTTTGTTAACGCCCCAACATTGAATTGACGTGACACCCTTTTAAACGGCAGTTCGCCTGCACCGGCATTGTCAGCAAACACGAACGTGCGACGGTCTGACACCCCGGTTCCGGTGTTCTTTGTTAAATCGTTTTCCAACATGTAAGCCACATACAAGGAAGGTCCAGCACCACCCACAATTTCTATTTGTGTTGGCCATGCTGCACCCGGCATTGACGGCATCACATAGTTATTAACAATGTCTGCTGGTGCTTTACTAACAAGGTTGTCTAACACTTGTGGTGTTTCGGACGCAGCTGAGGACGCTGTGACCATAAACACTTCTGTAGCGTTACCCAAATTTGGCATAACTGTTTGCGGTATGTATTCCGTGCCACCTGACGTGAACCCGTTATATATCGCTTCGATGGCCTCACTGCCAGACGTGAACGTGTGAGTACCTGCCGGTATAGAAATGTCAGCGTTAACGGGTGCGCGTCCTCCAACGCTGAACGCGTCGCGGGCTTCTATCTGTACGGTTGACGTGCGCCCGTCGTCCTTAAATTGAATGTCAGCCACAATACCTTGGAACAAATATGCGGTTGACGTTGAATCACCGGTGACTTCAGCGTTAATCCACAATGACGCTTTAAACCAGTCAATGTCAGCGTATGCACCTGACCCTTCCGGTGTTAGTTCTCCGTCGTCGTTCCGCAATTCGATTTGTGCCATGCCAGAACCGAAACGTCCGACCGGTGACATCTGTTTGATATAAAAGCCGGTGCAACGGTCTGTGAAGTCCACCGTGATTGGGATATTACCCAACGGCAATATGTAATGAATTTCTATTTCGTATGTTGTTGAAATTGTCATTAGCGTGTGGTGGCTGAAACGGCAATGCCTACTTCACCGTAATACTGGTTTGCTTTAATGAAGGCTGCGGTCACGTCGTCAGGGTCTAAACCGGGTGAAGTAAAATATTGTTGGACTACTAAACCTTCTTGGGCTGCTTGGTCTGACCGACGGCGTGACGGCACGTATGCCTGTGTTCCAAGTTCGATTGTTGACAACCCTAAACTGCCTGCGTCAATAGCTGCTTGAATATTCGGCGCAATGGTGCCGATTAAACCCAAGATTTCCATAATTTTGGCTTCCAACGCGTCAACGTCACCCATGTTGACTAACGGCAACAATTCTTTACCAAACGCACTGTCAAGCAAACTGTGCGCCTCAATCAAGTCTTGCAACGCGTACAGTCGGTCACGTTCTGCTTGTTCGTATTCTGCGGAACCTTCCGCCGCGTTCCGCATCGCTTCGTTAGCGTCCTCAATTTCCTCTAGGAAGTCCGCTACTGCTTGTTCATTGTCCAACCGATTAAACAGTCGGTCAAGTTCTGTGTCTGTTCTAAACGTTTCTTTGCGTAATTCAGACATGCCGGTGGCAGCCTCAACAACATCTTCTGTGAAATTACGCACATTGGGCGTGTCAAGTGTGGTCATGAAACGACGTGTCTCTGCTTCAAGTTGACTTGTCACGTCCACGCCATCAACAAATGTGATGTTTAAACGTTGTTGGTCACGTTCGGTTTGTTCTAGTTCTTTTCGGTAACCCTCCACGGTGTCACGCACCAACCGGGCTGCTTCTTCTTCGTCGTTGAGCAACCCAATAGTGCCACGTAACACCCAACCAAAGTCGATACCAACTGGCATTGCTGCTTCTGTTGCTTCACTTACCCGGTCGATAGCGTCTGCGTTACCTTCGGCAGCTGCAAGCATGTCGTCAAGGTCAATGCCTAACAACTGCACTGCGTCGCCTAGTTCACCGGTCAACAATTCGTCCCGCAACATTTTTTTGGCGCGATCGTCAAACACGCCGTTTGACGCTTCTAACGCTGCGTTCATGTCTGCTGTTGCTGCGTTCACGTCCTCCTGACGTTTCGCTATTTCAGACAACGCGACAGACACCGCAGTTAAACCAACCGCCAACCCGCCGACAGCCACATTTGCGACACCTGCCCGGACACCAAAACCTTTTAGCGTGTTACTAAACGAGCGGACACCAAACGCACCGGCAGTTGCCAACACAATGACTTGTTGCATTTCTTCCGGTAACGCCGTAAAGGCTTCTAGCACCGGGGTAACGGCACCCATGACACCTTGCAACGCAGGCACTAACGCTTGACCTACCGTCGCTTTTATGTTTTCCATTTCGGCAGCCAAAATGCGTTGACTGTTCGCCAAACCATCAGACGTGTTAGCAAAGTCGCCAGACATCTGTGCAGTCTGTTCCATGATAAGCCCGTAGCGGGCTTGCACCTTCTCCGCTTCCGTCATGGCAGCTGCGTTATCGGTAATGCCGTTCTCTAACGCGTAGGTCTGCACGGCTGCTGCGGACACGTCAATACCAAACGCCCGCATAGGCTCCGTGGAACCCGCCAACGCACTTTGGAACTTTTGTGCTGCGTCCGGCACGTCAAGGTTCATGACAGACGCAAAGTCCGCTATACGAACCGTCAATTCGTCTGTAACGTCAACAATGCTTTTGTCCGCTGTTTCTAACTGGCGGGTAAACCCGGCAAACTGCACCGCGAACCCGTTAAAGTCCTTTGCCGACAACCCAACTGCTTTTGACGCGTTCTCACCTAGTTTTAGGATTTGGTCGCCTGCGTCACCAAACGTGACTGCAACGGCGTTAGCGGACTCTGCGAGGTCACTAGCTGCGCTTACCGCACCTTTACCGAAGTTGATTATTTCACGCGTAGCAAACGCATTGACAGCGGTTTTAGCGATATTCCCAAACTGTTTGTCTAGCCCGCCTGCTGCCTTTTCTGCTTCCGCAAACCCGGCTTAGCCTTGGTAGCGTCCGCTAGCAAGTTGATAGATATGGACGCTTTTTTTGCAGGCATTAGACGTTCCTACTCCAGATTTCGAACAGTTGGTCAAGATATTCTTGCATAACATCATTAACCCGGTTGTCTGCTGCATCATACAAGAATGGGTTAGGGCGTATGTTGCGACGCGCCCAACCAAAATGGACACTGCCCGCGTACGGAACAGTTGTGCGACCGGCAGAAACTTTTGCGCCTGAAACAACTTTGTGCGCCCTAATCGTTTTCGCTAGCCTGCCTGACCTAACTGGCACCAACCGTTTAGCCTCGTCAACAACTATTTCGGCTGCGCTATACCCGGCAGCTTTAAAATCCTCACGGGCTGCGTCATCAAGTTTGATTAGCGCACGGCGCATTTTGTGCAAGCCTTGCACCTCAATGGCTATGTTTTTACCACGATTTTGGGCAGCGTAAACATGCTTAAAAATCTGTTTGTTGATATTTTCAGCCATGGTCAGCCCTGTTGGTGTTCTAATAGCATTGCGCGCATTTCTTGCAATACTAGCGTTGGCGTGTCCATCAGGTCATTAGGTGCAATACCGGTACGTATCGCCATGGCTGCTACTTCCCGCGCCCAATACGTGTTGACACGGGGCTTGCCGTCTGCTCGTCTTTTGGGACTAGTCGAACCTCTGTGACGGTATTAACCCATTCTTTGAACGGTTTAAGTGTTGCACCGGTCACTTTGATAGCTGCAAACCCGAGGTAGGCAAGACCCTTCCAAGTCTGTTTGCTCTGCCATTCTTTAAAACTCATGTCTGTATGAAAGTCCTCCCACGCAACTAGTGCGGGCAGGGTTATCTCATATTCGGCGGGTTCTCCACCGTCCATGGTTACTTCAATGACAAAAGGTAACATGCGCCCTCCTTGTTAATGCCTGTTTATGTTACGGGGTTGTCGAAGGTGACAAGGTGCCACCGCTGAAGTTTGCCGTCACCATTGCAGCGTCACCGTATGTGCCACCGGAAATGCTGCCGTATGACGTTATAACGGTGTTGGTGATGTTGTAGGAAGGGTTAGTTGCGCTGACGGTTCCTGAGGTCGGCACAATAGAAATGCTCGTCGTAGACCCGATAAGTGGCCAAATGGTAGCGTCAACACTTGACGCGTCAAAGTCCTGATAAAACGTGATTGACCCGGACACCTTTTTGCGTCCTGCCAAAGACTGATCCCACGTATCGGACATGGCAGTTACGTCAACTTCGGTCACGTCAGCCGATAGGGTCACGGACTGCACGAACGAAGATAGATCAACGGAATTAACCGTTACTGACACGTCATCATAAACAAACTTAGCCATCTTGGGTCACTTCCTCGTTTTCGGCTTTATCGCTTTTTGGTATTGCTGTTTTCTTCAGGTGGCCTGCGGTCACCAATGCTTCAATGTTATACCGTGCAAGGTCGTCTGCGGTGACGAAATCACCAATTTGATAGCCCTTCACACGATTACTTGTCACTTTGTATTTCATGGTTCCACCATCACTTCCACTTCAAAGTCTACACCTAGGTAGATATCGTCACCGTAGCCAATGTTCCCAACGTTGTTTGCCGTCGCTACACGAGCGTAGGACACCACGCCACCTAGCGTGCGGTCAGCTGCAAGCAACTGGTCTACAGAATCTGTGCCGTAAATAAGGGGGTCAAGTCGCACAACGTTGTTGTCGAGGTCAAACCGTTGCACAAGAAACGTGACGGTAAAAAACATTTGCAGCAATCCACGTTGCATAGCGTCGCCGTACTCCACGGCTGTTGTGCCGGGAATAATGATTGCGCACGGTGTAAATGGCACTTCCGGCGGGTTGGCGTACACAACTTCAACAACAGTTGACGTGTTTAACTGTGTCGCTAACGCTTCTTTAATTGTGCCGTAATCAGCCATCAGGCAACCCCAAGTAGTTTCACGCCTTGCAATAGGGCTGCCACGTCCGGGTCATTGCGTGAGATACGCACTGCGCCGAATTCGGGAATGGAACCGGCTTGGAACCCTAGCGGGGACGCTTTACGTTGATACAACCGGCAAGACATTAACAAGGCTGCTTGTTTAATGTTGTCTGGTGCTGTTTCGCTGTAAGCAAACTTTGCGGTCACTTCAATAGTTGGGCGACCGTATAGCGATAGTGGCCAACCGTTATTCACGTTGGTCAGTAACCGATATGGCGTGGTGTTGCCGTCTAACACATAGTCTGTGGTCACGGTCAATGTTGTTTCAAACGTGCCGTCTTGGTCGTTATCTACTTTCACAACTAGACCGGTTGTTGTTGCGATGTCGTCCACGTCCAAAATGCTTGCGGTGCGTGGAAGATATGTGCGGGTTGACGTTGCGGACACTTCAAACGTGCGTCCTGTGTAGTTGTCAATCAACGCTTCTGCTGCACCAATGGCAGCTGTGATGGCGGTGTCCTCAGACGTAACGCTGTCAGGGATACCTAATGATGACTTGACCAATGCAAGTGTGGTGTATGCCATCAGTCCGCCTTGCGTGTTTTACGTGACCGGCGAGCCGGAGCAGGTTCGTTGCTGTGCGTCGCCTGCTCCGACTCCACAACCGTTGGGGACGG